CAGACGCTCGCCCAGCTGCTGGAGGGACGGGCGCCTGACGATGACGACGACCTCGGAGACCTGGGCACCCCCGAGTGAGTTCGCCGAGGACCTGTACGAGCGCTACGGGCTGACCTGCCCGCCGCGCTGGGGGACGCCCAGGCATCCGGACCGGCCGTCGCTCGGGCCGAAGCTGTGGAAGGTCATGGCCAAGCTCGGCGCTCCGCCGATGCCGTGGCAGAAGTACGTGTCCGATGTCGCCCTGGAGATCGACCCGGAAACCGGCCTCTTCGCGCACCGCGAGGTCGGCCTGTCCGTCTCCCGGCAGCAGGGCAAGACGGAACTGTGCCTGGGCGCCCAGGTGCACCGCGCGCTGGCGTGGCCGCGGCAGAACATCGTGTACGCGGCGCAGACCCGGGGCATGGCGCGGCAGCGCTGGGAGGACGAGTTCTGGGAGAAGATCTCCAGCTCCGACCTGGCGAGGCTGGCGCGCATCCGGAAGTCGAACGGCAACGAGGCGATCCTGTGGCCCGGCAAGCGTTCGAAGATGGGCATCACCGCGAACACGGAGAAGGCCGGCCACGGGCCGCCCCTCGACCTCGGGTTCATCGACGAGGCGTTCGCGCACGAGGACGACCGCCTGGAGCAGGCGTTCAGTCCGGCCATGCTGACTCGGGCTATGGCGCAGCTGTGGTGGGCGTCGGCCGGCGGCACCACGAAGAGCACCTGGCTGAACAAGAAGCGGGAGGCGGGCCGCGCGCTCATCGAGGCGCTGTTCGCGGCGCTTGCCGTAGACCTGGCGGCCGTCCGGCCGCGGGCGGCGTACTTCGAGTGGTTCGCCCCGGAGGACATGGACCGTTCGGACCCGGCAACCTGGCGGGCGACGCTGCCCGCGCTCGGGCACACCGTGACCGAGGCCATCATCCAGGCAGAGCTGGAGAAGATGGACCCGGCAGAGTTCGACCGGGCCTACCTCAATCGGACCCGGAAGCCGACCCCGCCGACCGACCCGAACGTACCGAAGGTCAAGTGGCCCGCGCTGGTCGACGCCAAGAGCAAGCCGGTGGCGGACAGCGTGGCGCTTGCCATCGATGTCGCACAGGACCGCAAGCACGCGGCCATCAGCGCGGCGTCCCTGAGGGCGGACGGCAAGGTGCACCTGGAGGTCGTGGCGCACCGGGCCGGTACGGACTGGGTCGTGCCTGCGGTGGCGCGCCTGCACCAGCTGTGGAAGCCGGTGGCCGTGGCGGTCGCCTCGTCGGGTGCCCCGGCTGGCTCGCTCATCGATGACCTGATCGCCGCGGGCATCGACGTGCCCGAGGACAAGGAGCACCCGATGCGCGGCGACCTGGCGGTCATGCGCGCGGGCGACATCACCGAGGCCTGCGGGCAGTTGGCCGACGCCATGAACCAGGGCACCGTCCGGCACCTGGACCAGGTGCCACTCACGGCGGCCGTGAACGGCGCCAGGACGCGCCGCAATGGGGACGCCTGGACCCTGGACCGGACGGCCTCGCTGGTGGACATCAGCCCACTGTGTGCGGCCACGTTCGCTCGCTGGGCGCTCATCATCCGGGGACCGCACGTGCTCGAGGACTACGACCCACTCGATTCGATCTACTGAAGGAGGGGGCGTAGTGCGCGAGCGGATGACGACCGTGCTCGACGCCGCCGGCCTGCTGCTCGTCGCGGGCGGGGCGGGCGCCGGAGCGTACCGGTGGCTGGGGTGGGCGGCGCTCGCCGTGAGCGGTGCTGTGGTCCTCGCCGGATCCTGGCTGGCCGCGGGCCCAGGCCGGAAGGGCGGTAAGACGTGAGCCTGTTCCGACGGCGTGACTACCCAGGGCAGACCGCTGATCAGTTGATTCCGCCGCGGCCCGGCACAGGGGGCGGGGCCGCGGTTGTGACGAACGAGATGGCGCTGCGGCATTCTGCGGTGTGGGCGTGCCTGCGGCTGCGCGCGAACCTCATCTCGACGATGCCGGTGGACCTGTACCGCAAGGTGGACGGGATCCAGGTGGAGGTGCCCAAGCCGCCCGTCCTCGTCACCCCGGGGGGTGACGAGGTCAAGATGCGGGAGTGGATGTACAGCTCCCAGTTCGACCTGGACCGGGCGGGCAACACGGTGGGCCTGATCACCGCGCGGGACGGGCTCAACTTCCCGGCCCGCATTGAGCTGGTGCCGATCGGCGACGTCACGGTGCGGATGCGCAAGGGCAAGAAGAAGTACCGGATCGCTGGCACCGACTACGAGCCGAACGAGGTGTGGCACGAGAAGCAGTACACCGTGCCCGGCCTTCCGGTCGGCCTGTCCCCGGTGGCGTATGCGGCGTGGTCGATCAGTGAGTACCTGTCCATCCAGCAGTTCGCCATGGACTGGTTCCGCAACGGGGCGATCCCCTCGGCGCACCTGAAGAACACGGCGAAGCAGCTGACGCCAGAGCAGGCCGACGGAGCGAAGCAGCGTTTCAAGGCGGCCGTGATGAGCCGGGACCTGTTCGTCACCGGCAACGACTGGGACTACGACATGATCCAGGCCGAGCAGGCGGGCGCCGACTGGATCGCCGCCAAGCAGTTCGGCATTGGGGACATCGCCCGCTTCTTCGACTGCCCGTCCGACCTCATCGACGCCTCCGTGTCCGGCAGCTCCGTGACCTACGCGAACATGACCCAGCGCAACCTGCAGTTCCTCGTCATGTCCCTGGGGCCGGCCGTGACGCGCCGCGAGGACGCACTCACCGACCTCAGCTCGCGGCCGCGGTTCGTGAAGCTCAACCGCAACGCTCTGCTGGCGATGGACCCGCAGTCGCAGGCCAGCGTCATCAAGACGCGCATCGACTCGCGCACCCTGGCGCCGTCCGAGGCGCGCGCCCTGTACGACCAGGCGCCGTTCACCGAGCAGCAGATGGCGGAGTTCGACCGGCTCTTCGGTAAGGGCGCCCAGCCGCAGCCCACCACCGCGACCCCGCAAGCAGGAGGAGCATCCTCATGACCGACATGGCGACCCTGCGGCAGCAGGCTGCCCAGGCCCGCGCCGGCGCGGCGGGCTCGACTTCGATGGCGATCCCGCGCGACCGGCCCGAAAGCCCGGAGATCCGCTTCACGTCTGAGCTGCGCGCGAAGAAGGTGCAGCGCGACGATATGGAGTGGTACCAGCTCGAGGGCTACGCTTCCGCGTTCGAGCAGGGCTACGAGATGTGGGACATGTTCGGGCCCTACACGGAGATCGTCTCCAAGGGGGCCGCGGACAAGACGCTGGCCGCTGACCCTGAGGTGGTGTTCCGCTTCAACCACGCGGGCACACCGATGGCGTCGACGCGCAACAGCCGCCTGGAACTGTGGGCGGACGATCAGGGCCTCGGCCAGCGTGCGTGGCTGAACCCGAAGCGCAGCGATGTGCAGTTGCTCGTTCAGGCCATCGAGGACCAGGACGTGCGCGAGCAGTCGTTCATGTTCCGCATCACGTCGGGCCAGTGGTCCCCGGACTACACCGAGTACCGCATCCAGGAGTTCGACCTTGAGCGCGGCGACGTCGGTCCCGTCACCTACGGCGCCAACCCGCACACGTCCATCGCTGCCCGATCCGGGGAGTTCCTGGACCTGATCCCCAACCTGCCCGCGCTGGTCGCCCGTGAGGCGTACTCGCGGCTCGCCCAGCGCTCCGACCTGACCACCGCCCCCGCGTCCGTGCCGCAGATGCCGGCGCCCGCGCGTGCGGCGGCTCCGGCCGCCTCCGGGCGGTCGATCTCCATGCTCCGCACTCAGCTGCTCGTCGAGGCCGACGAGGACTGAGCACCACCAGACACAGCGCGCAGTCCGGCAGATGCCCGGACGCGCAGCCCTGTGCCGCCCGGCAGATGTCCCGGGTTGGGCCGTGGCCCCGCTGTTGCTGCACCCACCTCACCCCATCTGTACGGAGGGACATCACCCATGCCCGGAACCATCGACGACCTCATCGCGAGCATCGAGGTCGAACTTGAGGCCGCCCAGAAGCGGCTGAAGAAGTGCGGCGCGGAAGTCCAGCTCATCCTGGACAAGGCCCAGCAGGACGGCCGCTCCAACCTCACCACCGAGGAAGACGAGCGCGTCGCCGAGCTGTTCGCCGCCCGCGACCAGGCGCGCACCGACATCACCGGCATCGAGAACAAGCTGGCCACCACGAACAAGCTCAAGGTCGAGGAGCAGGAGCGGGAGGCGAAGCAGAAGGAGGTCCGGGACACCCAGACCCGCAAGCCCTCCTACGACCAGGTCGCCCGCGTCGGCCAGGAAGAGCGGACCTACCGCAAGGACCAGGACCCGCTCGGCAAGGGCTTCCTGATGGACGTCTCCCGCCAGTTCCTGTTCCAGGACGTGGAGGCATCCCACCGGCTCGCCCAGCACATGCGCGAGGAGCGCGTGGAGCGGGCCGAGTACATGCAGCGTGCGGTCGGCACGGGCGCGTTCGCAGGCCTGACGGTGCCCCAGTACCTGACGGAGCTCTACGCCCCGGCGACGGCGGCACTGCGCCCGTTCGCCGACATCTGCAACCGGCACCCGCTGCCGGAGTCCGGCATGAGCGTGAACATCTCCCGGGTCACCACCAGTTCGAGCGCGGCCGTGCAGGCCTCGGAGAACTCGGCGGTGTCCGAGACGAACATGGACGACACGCTGCTCACGGTGAACGTGCAGACCGCGGCCGGCCAGCAGACCGTCTCCCGTCAGGCGATCGACCGTGGCACGGGCATCGAGGACGTCACGATGCAGGACCTGTTCAACCGGGTCGCCACCACGATCGACAGCACCTTGATCAACCAGGCCACCAACGGTCTGACCAACGTGGCCACGGCCACCAGCTACACCGACGCCACCCCGACCGGCGCCGAGCTGTACCCGAAGATCCTCGGCGCGGCCGCGGGCGTTGAGGCGGCCCTGCTGGCCATGGGCAACCCCACCCACGCAGTGATGCACTCCCGGCGCTGGTACTGGCTGTCCAGCCAGATGTCCTCCACCTGGCCGCTGATCAACTGGTCCGGCATCCCGACCCAGGCCGGCGGCGTCGCCGACCCGAGTAGCTCCTACGCATCGGGCCCGCGCGGCGTGCTGCCGTCCGGCCTCCAGGTGATCGTCGACAACAACATCGGCACGACCCTCGGTGCCGGCACCGAGGATGAGCTGTACGTCGTGCCCGCCAGCGAGTGCCACCTGTGGGAGGACCCGAACGCACCGCTGTTCATCCGCGCCGAGCAGCCTGCGGCCGCCAGCCTCGGCGTCCTGCTGGTGGCCTACAGCTACTTTGCGTACACCTTCGGCCGGTACGCCAACGGCATGGGCAAGGTGTCCGGCACGGGCATGATCGCGCCCACGTTCTGACCGATCCGGCGGCGCCCGGGCAGCCTGCAGCTCCCGGGCGCCGCCGCCTCACGACCGGAAGGAACCAAGCATGGCGACCATTGCGGCGCTCGGCGGCGACCGGCTGCCGAACACGGCCAGCCTCTCGTCTGCGCAGACCGGCAACGGAACCTCGACGAACATCGTTGACCGCGGCGCATTCACCGGGCGCCCCGCTCTCCTGAAGCTCACCACCGCCGTGGGAGCAACTCCGACCTGCACGTATGCGATCGAGGGCTCCGCAGACGGCATCAACTGGTTCGCGGTGTCCTACGCGGATTCCGCGACTCCGGACACCGGCTCGGTCGCAACGTTCGCGATCACCACGGCGGGCACCGCCTACAAGATCCTGCGGGTTGATCAGCCGTGGCGGTATCTGCGGCTGACCTACTCGGCCAACACGAACGTGACCAACACCGCCGACCTGTACGTCTTCTGAGGAGTAGAGACATGGCACGCGACGAAAACATGATCGCCGCACTGAAGCGTGAGCGCGCCGCCTACGTGGCAAACGGCGATGACGACCGGGTGGCTCAGGTCGACGAGCAGCTGGAGTACTACGGCTACAGCCCCGAGCCCGACCAGGCGGACGGCCCGCAGGGGCGCACGCAGGCCCCGCAGCAGACCGCCGATCAGAGCAAGCCCTCGGCGAAGAAGGCGGCCGCGAAGAAGACCGCGGCCACGCCCCCGCCCGTGGCGCCTCCGGCAGCGTGATGTTCGGTGGCCAACGAGTACGGCACGCTGGCCGCGCTGAAGGAGAAGCTCGGCATCGAGGCGGACGACACCAGCCGCGACACGCTGCTCACCAGCGCGCTGGCGTCCGCCTCCCGCAGCATCGACAAGACGTGCGGGCGCCGCTTCTGGCTGGACGCCGCGGCCGTTCAGCGCACGTATCGCCTGACCGGGCGCACGGTGTGCGAGGACGACGGCGAGCTGCTGGTCGTCGACGACGTCGGCAGCGCCACGGGCCTGGTCGTCGAGACCGGCTCCGGGACGTCCTGGACGGCCGTCACCGGCTACGAGACGCAGCCGGACAACGCTCTGGCCGACGGCAAGCCGATCACGGGCCTGCTGCGCGTCAACGGCGTCTGGGGCACCTTCAGGGCGCGGGTCCGGGTGACGGCCCGCTTCGGCTGGCCGGTCGTCCCGGACGACATCACCGAGGCGTCCCTGATCCAGGCCTCCCGTCTCTACAAGCGCAAGGACTCCCCGGAGGGCATCATCGGCTCCGCCGAGTGGGGCGTGCGCAACCTGTCCCGCCGGGACCCGGACGTGTGGGCGCTCATCGAGCCGTACATCATCCCGGGCTTCGGATAGGGGGCGGCCGTGCAGATCTCACCCATCAAGGACGCGATCGCGGACGCCGTCCGCACGGGCGTCACACTGCCGGCGGGCGTGGGGAAGCTGACGTGCACCGGCTACGTGCCCGACGCCGTGGTGGCGCCGTGTTTCTTCGTCGGCGAGGTCGACGTCAACTACGACCAGACCATGGGCCGCGGCACCGACGAACTGCTCATCACCTGCCGCGTACTGGCGGGCCGCGCCGATGACCGCTCCGCCCAGCGCATCCTCGACGGGATGCTGTCCGGCTCGGGCGCCGCCTCGCTCAAAGCCGCGTTCACGGCGGCCCGCGGCGCACCGGGACAGATGGCTCTGGGCGGCCTGGCCGACGACGTCCACCTGCAGCGCGTGCAGGGCTACCGCTGGTACGAGCACGCCGGCGCCAGCTACGTGGGCGCCGAGCTCGCCGTCAAAGTCATCGGAGACGGGAGGACATGATGCGCATCCGCATCACCCAGGCCATGCCTGAGGGCGCCCAGCTCAACGGCGAGCCGTGGCCGGCCGAGGGCGACGAGGTCGACGTTCCGACCGCGCAGGGCGCGCACCTCGTGGCGTCCGGCGTGGCCGAGGAAGTCACCGAGGAGACCCGGCCGCGCGGCCGTAAGAGGAAGGCGGCCACGGGCGATGAGTAAGACGGTCCTGACCAACGTGCGGTGCTTCGCCGTTGGTGCCGACCTCACCAGCAACTCCAACAAGATCGAACTGTCCAGTGAGATCGAGGCCAAGGACTCCACCAACTACGGCTCGCAGGGCTGGAAGGAGTTCGTGGGCGGCCTGGGCTCGGCGGAACTCTCCGGCGAAGGCCAGTGGGAGGCTCTCGACTCCACCAAGGTCGATGACGCGTCCTGGACGCAGATCGGCGGCGTCGGCCCCTGGTCGGTCAGCGCCAACAACGACGCCAGCGTGGGCAATCTGGCCTACCTCATGTCGGCGCTGCGCTCGGACTACAAGCTGTTCGGTGAGGTCGGCGAGGTCGCCCCCTGGTCCGGCACCGCCAAGTCGGCGTGGCCGCTGGTGCGCGGCCAGTTCGCCCACCCGCCCGGCACCGCGCGCACCGCCACCGGCACCGGTACCGCCCTCCAGGTGGGCGCCGTCGCGACGAACAAGCGGATGTATGCGTCCCTGCATGTCCTGTCAGTGGCCGGCACGGCGACGCCGACCATCACCGCGCGAGTGGAGTCCTCCGTCGACAACACGTTCAGCGCGCCAACCACCCGCCTGACGTTCACCGCGGCGACCGCGGTGGGCGGGCAGATCCTGCGCACCGCAGGCACGGCCATCACGGATACGTGGTGGCGCGTGGCGTGGACGATCAGCGGCACTACGCCGTCGTTCCTGTTCGCCGCTGCTCTCGGCATCGGCTGATTCACCCATCCCCGGCCCGGCCCGCCCAG